TGGACTTGCTTTAGGAGAAATCATGTCTGATAAGGTTCAAGAAACCCTCCAGGATTTTGAGAAAACAAAAAAGAAAATTGCTGACTTTGAAAGTCTTCTTAAAAAGATAGATCATGCTGATGCAAAAAAAAGGATCTTGTGGAAAGAAATATATGACAATGCTTTGACCGATAGGCAGAACGCACATATACTTTTTGTTGAGGCATATACTACAATGACGAATACTTCCACAGAGCACGTTACGTTGGGAAGCACACTATCGAAATATTTAGAGCGTATGAGCAAGTCAAATGAGCAGTTATTAAAACTAGCAGACCTCATATCAAAGTCCGAGGCAGAGCATAATAGCATAAATGCTGACGATCTATTTTCAAAAATTCAGGGTGAGTAATGGCTAAAGGCACAGGTACAGATGCAGTAGCGAAAATTAACAATCCAACTGCAAGTATCGCGGGGGTTGTGGAGGATGCTCAGAGAGCCGGGCCCACACAGGTTTTGCAGCGTGCCGTTGTCGTTGAAGTGCTATATGATCTTGCTGCATTTACAACTGAAGAATTTGATGAGCTCCAATTATTGGTTTCGACGCCTGATTTATTATCTTCTGCTCCAAGAAATTCTCTTATTGCTCGTCCTATAACGGCTGGAGCCGATAAAAGAGCAACCCAAGAAAAAGACCCAGAGAGCGGAGAAGAAAAGGGCACTGTTGGCATTTTATGCTACCCATTTTTCCCACCGCACATCGCTTTTCCTGTGAAGCCAGGTGAGCAAGTTTGGTTAATAACAGATTCGCCTGATGTAACGTCTGGGGTTTCTTATTGGATGTGCAGGATCCCAGAAGCGGATCATATTGATGGCGTCAACTTTACTCATGGAGACAGAAAATTTATTGGCTCTACTGGTCCTAAGAGTTCGTCTGAAAAAGCCGCTTCAGCCGAGGGTGAAGAGCTAGAAGTTGATGCCGAGACTTTTGGATTTCCGAATGGACCAGGCATTCCAGACGCGTATTCTCTAAATGAAGAATTGGCGTATGAAGACATTGTGAACGCATCATTAGCAACACTTTCATTTATTCCAGAGCCAGTACCAAGATTTACTAAGCGTCCCGGTGATTTAGTCATACAAGGGTCTAATAACGCTCTTATATGCTTAGGACAAGATAGGGGTTGGACTCATGCTTCAAGCAATGCTATTAGACAAGACGCATCCGGCGCTGAGACGTCAAATGCTACGATGGAAGATGATGATACTGCAAAGTCAGCAGGAATTAGTACCGGAGCAATAGACCTGGTTGCAGGCCGGGGCAGGTATGGCTTTCGTGTTCTATCGGGTGATGTAGAAGATGATCCTGAATTAACGGCTTGTCGAACAGTAGAAAATGTACCTCCCGATGACGGCCGAGAAGCATACCCTGAAGACAATAAGAACCCAGTCGGAAATGATAAAGCAGAAGTAAATCGATTTGACACTCCCACCGAAGGAGATCCAGATCTTGAGAATGATGCTGCCAGAATCTATATCGCAATGGCCACAGAGGTTGACAAGAATTTTCATATTGATACCCCTGGTGACACTATTCCCACCGCGATTGATAGTAATATAGAGCCTGCCGAAGATGAGTCAAATATTGAGCTACCAGCTGCAGTTGTGGTAAAGTCTGATGAGGTACGAATAATCGCCAGAAAGAAAGAATCAGATGACCCTGTTAGTGGCGCGCCTGAAATCAATGGTAGTATTAGGATCATTAAGGAGGGGGATGCCACAGATGATCTGGCAGCTATCTTTATATTACCAGATGGTACTGTGCAAATAAGCGGAAAGCAGATACTCCTCGGCAGGGCAAATGCTGATGGCCGTACAAGATCAATCTATGCAATGTTAGATGGTGGTGACCCGATGGGCCCAGACGATGCAGAGCCCTGGGTACGCTTTTCTGATTTAAAGAAATTGTTTGGCCAGCTTTATGACGCGCTAGATCAAATGTGCCAAACTCTTCAATCAAATCAATGTCCAATCTTCGGACCAAATCCACAAGTTACAGCAGCGGCAACCCAGCTACAGGCGATGCTAAAGATTCACAAAACAAGGACAAACGACTTTGATGAGCTAGCTTCAACAAGGATATGGGGAGAATAAAGAATGTCTGAAAAGGTAACAACTGGAATAGCGGGAATTCACCTCCCGACAATCCAACAAACATTAACAGACTCCACGTCTACCTCTGGGCTTGCTGCAACACCAATGCAGGTTGATGTTGCTGGGGATTTGGCACTAGAATTAGCTAATCAAGCCCTGGCGGCGGCAGAAGAAATGTTAGCAACTGCCGAGGCGGCACAGTCTGCCGCCGCCTTGGCTATAGGCGCCGCGGCAGCTGTTCCTACATCATTATTCTTAAAGTTACCGCTCCCATTTGGGGATGTGGTTACGCCCCCTGAAATTGCTCTCCCCGTGATAGAGGGCAGCGCGACCACTACAGAGGGTGATGAAGAAACGCAGGCAATGTTTGATGCCCTTCAGGATGTTTCACAAAAACAAGCAGCGATGGGTGAAGCTGTTTTTGATACTCTTGATCCAATTTTACAGGGGTTGGATAATGTTGCAATATTTACTGCTGCTGATATAGCTATTGCCGCGAATGCGATTGAGGACGAACCAACTCGTTGTCCTATTCCAGCTACAGATGCGGTACCATCCATTGCAAGAATGCAGCTTTTTGATGAGCTTCTTTATGCAATGAGAAGAGCTGGAATGTCTGCTGGTGCAGAAGATCCTGAGGCCCCAGGAAAAATCTTGTGCGCGTACCAAGCTTTGGCAATCGAAAAATTTATTAGAAGGGCAGTCATCAAGGTATCTTTACCAGATGATAAGGTAATTTCTTTGACGTCAGATCTTAATAGTTTTGGTAAGAACACAGCTGCAGTCTCGTCCAACGGGCCGTCTATGGACGTTGCTCTAACAGAATATACAACAACTGTAAACGGCGTTCCCGATGGGTCATACTCACTCATCTCGGCTGACCAAATGCTCGGGTTTAATATAGTTCCGCAATTAAATTTCTTTGGTGGTATAGAAACCTTGAAAGACTATGGGTATAACTTCGACCATAGCGGCGATTCATCTGGAATGTATCGACCTGATGAGGGTGAGACGCCCTTAGTGAACCTACAAGCAATCTTAATGTCACTTAATAATGGGATAAACTTTATCTAGCGAGGTGAATTTATTTGGGGTGATAATTAAGGTCGGGTGATTATATGGCATTGGTTCCAAACAACAACAGGAAAGTATATTCTTTTAAGTCGGTAGGTGAAATCGCTGCCGAAAGGGAGAAATTTAGAAAAAGCCAGATTGAAGCCAGGAAAAAGCCGGCTTTTGGAATCAAAACACCGGTCTCTTTGGCTGATGGTGGCACTGAATTTCTAACAATGAATTTTTCTATGGCTGATCAAGTGGCTGATAATTTTCGAAACTTGATTATGACAAACCACGGGGAGCGTCTAGGGTTACCAGATTTTGGTGCAAATTTAATGGAATTAGCCTTCGAATTACAGAGCGAAGATGGACAGGGCGAGGCCATAGCAAGAATTACTAGGGCCACCACAAAATATATGCCTTATATTATTCCTAATACTTTTGAGGCGATAGTAGATCATTTTGACAATAGAAATGTAGCCAAGGTAGGTGTGAGAATAAGTTATGATATCCCAAAATTAAGAGTAAGAGATAGAATACTAGAAGTAATAATCTATACAGCCAGTTAGGAGTGAATTGAATGGCGTCAGACATAAAAAAAGACCTTAAAAATAAAATCCAACGAACTTATTTGGCGAAAGACTTTAATTCATTTCGGTCTGAACTCTTAAATCATGCCCGGATTTATTTCCCAGACAAGATTCAAGATTTTACAGAGGCAAGTTTAGGCGGCCTTTTACTTGATATGGCTTCTTTTGTTGGCGACTCAATGTCGTTTTATCTTGATCATCAATTTAATGAACTAAATTGGTCAACCGCTATTGAGACAAAGAACGTTCAAAAGCATTTAAGAAATGCTGGCGTAAAAGTGAGGGGCGCCGCGCCTTCTGTTGCGAATGTAACATTTTATTTTGAATTACCTGCCGAGCTAGTTGGAGATGAATACGAGCCATCACCGACTTTATTACCGAAAGTAAGTAGGGGAACGAAACTAGCGTCGTCGAAGGGGGTTCCGTTCGCCACAGTGGAGGATTTAGACTTTACTGAAAAAGACCTTTTCGGAAATTATCTATACTCGTATGTCCTTGTAGAGACAGACGACGCCGGAAACCCCTCTAGCTATGTTGTCATGCGAGATGTTATTTGTCTTTCAGGTGAAGAAAAGACAGAGTCAATAAAGATCCCAAATGTTCACAAACCATTCCGCACAATCACCCTGGCTGCTGAGAACATAACAGATATTATAGAGGTAAAGGATTCTGACGATAACGTTTATTATGAGGTTGACAACCTCACTCAAGATACTGTCTTCCAAGCAGTTATAAACACAACTGAAGATGCTAGTCAGGTCCCAAATAATATAGAGATCATTCCAGCGCCTAATCGCTTTTTAAGAATTTACGACTATAGTACGAAGCTTACAAGATTACGATTTGGCGGCGGAGATGCCGAAACGCTGGATAATGATATTGTACCTGACCCTAGCGATTTAGCACTTCCTCTTTACGGAAAGAAGGTTTTTGGAAAATTCACTATTGACCCTAATTCTTTATTACAAACTCAAACATTGGGAATCGCACCAAGAAACACAACTCTTCGAATAACCTACCGTCATGGTGGTGGGCTGAGCCATAACGTCGCATCAGAAACTATCAAAACTGTAGATAAATTAGTGTTAACGTTCGATAGTCGAGCCAGCGCCGGCGAGGCTTCGAAAGTAAGAGCATCGGTTGACGTCTTAAACAAGGCCGTCGCGTCAGGTGGAGACAATGCACCAACACTAGAAGAATTGCGGTCACAAATCCCCGCCGCGAAGATGGCACAAAACAGAATAATAACAAAAGCAGACCTTCTTTCCAGAATTTATACTTTACCGAACAAATTTGGTCGCGTTTTCCGTGTTGGAATTCGGCCGAACCCCATCAACGCATTGGCGTCTCAAATATTCGTAGTGTGTAGAGATAAAGACAAAAAACTTACAATGGCTCCAGACACCTTAAAGAAAAATTTAAGAGTTTACTTAAACGAGTTCAGGGCAGTTAGCGATGCATATGATATTTTAGATGCTAGAATTATTAATTTTGCTGTGGATGCCGAGATTGTAGCTCACCCTTCGTCAAATAAAACACAGGTTGCTCAAAAATGTATCCAGGCTGTTATAAAGATTTTAGACACCAACAATTTTCAGATTGATCAACCTATTGCATTATCTGATCTTACGAATGTTATTCTAAATACCGAAGGTGTTATTTCGCTTGTTGGTCTTGAGGTGCAAAACGTTACAGGAGCAGTCGAGGATAGAGCATATAGCGATGTGTCGTTTAACGTAAAGGCGAACACGTATCAACAAATGATTATTGGCCCTGACGGATCGATGTTTGAACTTAAATATCCTGATTTCGATGTTCGCATTTCTGTAAGGTAGGAATATACAATGTTTTATATTTTGACAGCTAGTTCTGATACATACATTACGAACAAAATAATAGACAACAGCTATCGAGCAACGGACGCAAATGTTGGTCGAGCCGGCACCCTAGACTTATTTAAGCTTTATGATGAATCTGTATATACGTCTGGATCGACAAGGGTAACATCATCTGTTTCAGAATTGTCAAGGCTTCTTATTAAATTTAATTATGATACCGTTTCTCTATTGTCAAGTTCGTCTTTGGACTTTACTGCTTCAAGTTTCAGGGCGATGTTAGAATTATCAGAGGTTGAGTCTGGATTACCAACTCCTCGAGACTTTTGGGTTGTCGCACATCCTCTAGCTACAACCTTTGGTGAGGGATCGGGCAGAAATGTAAGCAGGTTTGTTGATATAGACGCCGCAAATTTTGTAACGGCGTCCTATTCTTCTGGCAGCCCTATATTGTGGAATACAACTGGTTCATCTGAAGCAGGAGTTATTGGAGACTCTGGGATAGATTATTATCTAAGCGGCGCAATTGGAAGTTCGATGGTCGATTTGGGGGCGTCACAATATTTCGATGATGGTGGTGGAAGAATATTCTTAGATGTAACATCAGCTGTTTCTTGTTCATTGGCAAATATCATTCCAAATTTTGGGTTTAGAATAGCATTTAGCGGTTCTTATGAGACAGATAACAAGACTAGATTTGTAAAAAGATTCGCCTCGCGTCACGCTAGAAATAAATTAATAATCCCACGCCTCATTTTAACATGGGATAACTCGATAAGAGACTCACATCGTGATTTTGTTTTTAACGTCTCTTCTAGTTTGTTTTTACAAAACACAGTTGGTGGCACTCTTTCGAATATTCAATCGGGGTCCAGTTTAACAGAGCTAACAGGCGAACAATGCCTTTCATTGACGCTTATAAGCGGCTCTGGGACTACGAAAGAAGCATTGACCTTTGATGTGTCTCAATATACTGGTTCAGCGACGGGTCAAGGAACGACCGGTATATATTATTCTTCTCTTGCGCTGAATCAATTTTCTTCGACATTCTTTAACACAATGAAGGGTAATAGCTCGATAGATTTAACTGAGATCTGGGGATCGACTGATGGAACGATTGGATATAAAACTGGCTCTTTAACAGTTAGAAAGACGTCCGTTGCTTCTGATGCACTGGTCAATAGAAAGCTAATATTTACGGCATTAAACCCTCAACCAACCTATCGTCAATATGATCGAACGAAAATCAGGCTGTTTATAGAAGACATCAACGCACAACTCAACGCAAAAGCCTATAAATTACCAAGGAAACTTGAAACGATAACTGTGAATCAAGCGTATTATAGGATAAGAGATATTTTAAGCAACAAAATAATGGTCCCATTTGATGATACTAGAAACTCAACAAGATTATGCTCTGATGAAGATGGGATGTATATAGACTTTTTCACCGCTGGACTGCCTTCAGGAAGGAATTATACAATCGATTTACTTGTAAAAGATAGGGGTGTTTCTGAAATTGTTCAGTTGAGTAATATATCATTTAGGATTACTGCCTAATGGCTAAGGGACCGAAAATCAAGCGTGTTTTTGAGAATCAGCGATTATTTACTCCCGCTGTTATAAGAAGATATGCAAATTCTTCTGGTGTGCTAAAAAAGCAAACCCGTTCATCTTTGTCCGGCGCCGCACCAGCCAGTAGTTCAGGATCGTTTAGATATGACCCTCCTGGTTCACCGCTTGTTTCTACTCAAGAATTACCGTTAGACTTTTCTAAATTTGAGAATCATGTTTTTTTCGGCTCAGCAGAATCAAACGTCAATATAATTTTTGAAAAAATAATAAATCAATTTCCATTTGATGGCTCCCAACAAGAGTATGAGGCTTTTCTCGATGACTTAAGTGGGTATGAAAACTATGTTTTAGGAAACTACCCAAGTCATACAGGGTATTTAACTTTCGGAGCAGAAAGCCCAACTGGAGAAGAGCAATACATAGAGGTTCGAGATCGTGCTGGTGTTCTCTTTCCATCGCTGTCAAGAATTAAATCAGCGCAAACGATTCTAGATCCTCGTGGAAGCTCTTTTTCTATAGAGTGCAAATTACTTTTGTCGTCAGCTATAGGTGGAAATCAGAACCAAACAATCTTTAATCACGTGAGTGATGAGGGAGAGGGATATGCTGTCTTCTTAAATTCAACAGCTCTAGAAACTTCTGGAACAGTTAATTTTGTTGTGATGAGCGGATCAACACATATATCTGCCTCATGTCCTCTTGATAAAGGCGTTTTTCATTCTATAAGTTTCGTTTACGATAAGTCAGCCACTTCGAAAAAGGTGCTTATTTTAAGTGGAAATTCTACTATTGCAAGTTCGCCCCGATATTCCTTTAATTCTCTATCAACAAGAGGCGCATCATTTTTCATTGGGTCTGGCTCTAGTTTATCGTTTGGCGAAACAGCGTTCACTCCTGACGAAACATTTTCTGGATCGATTGACGAATTAAGGGTTTTTTCTTCTGTGAGAAAAAAGTCTGATATTGACTATTATCTTCAAAGAACGATGTTCGCCCGCGACGATCTTAAGATGCTTTATAGATTTAATGAGCCTACCGGGTCTTATATGAACAATGATGTTGTTCTTGACCATAGTGGCAAAAGCCTACATTCAAGAATAACAGGATTTGAAGAGGTTATGCGCCATAAAGTGGACGCCTCACCTAATATAATTTTTGAGAAATCTGTTAAGCACCCAGTTTTGTTCCCTTCATATCCTGCTGTGATTTATTTGAATAACCAACTATTATTAACTGCATCGCAATATGACGCGAACAACCCTAATCTTATAACGAAGTTAATCCCTACTCATTACTTAAACGAAGCCGCGGCCTCTCTATCAGTCTCTGATAACCCAGATGGTTCTTTGATGGATGGAATATCGACTCTTACATCTCCAGCATATAGCGCACCTGGAGGTGCAAGATTGGGTCAACCACAGATCATATCATCTCTTTTATTCATGTGGGCAAGAGAATTTGACGCTATCAAAGCAATGCTTGACCATGTAAGCAATCTGGTATTCGTTGACTATGAAAAAGAGGAGTCGATTGCTGACAAGTTATTACCTATCTTAGCGAAATATTACGGCATTGAGTTGCCAAATATGTTTAGAAATTCTAAGATGAATCAATTTTTTGCTGGAGAGGAAGTCATTGATGGCAAAATAACTCTTGGCCTCCAATATGTTCAGAATGAAATTTGGCGACGTATTCTTATTAATCTACGTGAAATAATCGCATCGAAAGGAACAAAGCATGCAATGAAAGCAGTCTTCCGGTCTGCGGGAATTGATCCGGATAGAATATTTCGATTTGTTGAATATGGTGGCGTACCTGATCAAATTTTGGGGAAAGCCAGAGAAACAGCTACAGAGATATCTAGCCTCTTAGATTTTTCAGGAAGCTTATCTTATGGAGGTGGGTACACAATATCCCCCCAAGGGTTCTATAGTAATAAACCAAATCTACAAAGTGTGTATTTGTCCGGCTCAAGAATTCAACCAGGACACCCTACAATCTCAGGAGACTTTACTCAAAATACATTTGGGAACGTTACAGGTACCACACATGCTCGTGATGGACTATTAACATCTGGAAGCTGGACTATTGAAACTTTGGTTCAATTTCCAGTCCCAAGAGGAATTACCAAGCCCCAAAGCATATTCAGACTTCAAACGACGTCATCAGTGAATAATGAGCAACATCTGCTATTGAACGTTGTTGCAACACCGCCGACTTCAAAGGCTGTTTATGCTGAAAAAACAGGGGAGCTCGTTACCCTTTATTGTCGGGCTGGGTTTTATTCTGACGCGCCACTTTTAGAAATACCCATTACAGCAGATATTTTCGATGGTAAGACATGGTATGTTTCAGCGGGTCGAAAAAGATGTGACGAAGTTGGGTCGTATACATCTTCAAGTTATTTTTTGAGGGTTGCAAGACAAGACTATGGTAGTTTGTCGACCTATTATACATCTTCTGCATTTTTTGCTGAACAAGGCTATTCTGGAATGCTGGGTGAAAATCTATTTCAAATGACGGCTTCTTATGCTTCTTCACCCGCTGTTGTAAACGCTAGCGGCTCTTTTATCGCTGTTGGAAACCAAAGTATGCCGGCATTAGCTGTCCCCACGTATAATCAGCTTAATGATGCTGCTATTACTAAAGACGCTCGAATCACAACTTTTGAGGGCAAATGGGGCCACTGTAAATTTTGGACAAAAGCGCTTGATGATGAAGAAGCAAAAGAGCACATATTAAGCTTTAAGTCTGTTGGCATAAAAGATCCATTCGTAAATTTTGGGTTTACAAACGACGTAACTGGCTCATTTCAGAAGCTTTGGCTAAATGTTTCCACCGACCAACCTGACACACAAAGTAATGGCGACGGCACCTTGACGCTAACTGATTTTTCTCAGAACTTTAATGCAACGTCAACAAAGCGTGGTGCGTCATTAGCGGGTTTTGCCCCGCAAACTCGTATTATTAAGCCTGAGCGATTTGATTTTAGTTTTCTATCTCCTAATTTTGATGAGATGCCTGAATTAAATAAGGTTCGGGTAGCCGGCTTTACGCAAGGTAAAAATTTGTTTGAGATAGGAGGCATGCCAGCTCCGGTTTATGAAATACCTAAGTCTGCTGAACCAGTGGATGATACCAGATTTGGTATAGAGTTCTCGATAATGCAAGCACTTGATGAAGATATTATGAATATATTCGCCACTCTTGAGTCATTAGATCTTGCATTGGGGTCGCCAGAACTATTATTCGCAGAAGAATATCCAGACCTTAGACGTCTTAGAAAGATTTACTTTAATAGATTAACTGATTCTATTAGCTATGCTAAATTCTTTGATTTCTTTAGGTGGCTGGATGATTCTTTTGATACAATCTTGGAAGACCTTATACCAAGAAAAACAAACTATATGGGCTTTAATTTTATCGTAGAAGGGCATTGTCTTGAAAGACCAAAGGTGGCCTATGGGTACGGCGATGTTTATCTTGGTGAAAGCACAAGAAGGAATCTGAAGGGCATTATACTTCTACGACAATTAGTCGGTGATGTGAGGAAAATCTAATGTCTCAATACGTCATAACCACACCGAGGCCTGGATTTGCGCCATATTCTTTGGCTGGCTCTATGTTAATTGGTGGTCCTCCGCCTATAGGGACCTACAGCTCTAGTGAAAATCTTGTTGGATGGTGGAGACTTAATGAGAATGTGTCTTCAACAGGTAACGTATCAGATAGCAGCGGGAATCAAAGAACGGGAACGTTCCCGCTCTTTAATAATCGACCCGGGTATAGCGCGTTAACTCCCGGAATAATTCAGACGCACACAAATACATTCGATGGTTCACAGAAGGTAGTGGATATCGGTACAGCGGCATTATGGAATTCGATTATTGGCACAACCGGTTCAGGAAAGCTATCAATATCGATGTGGATTAATCCTGCCGCTTCGCCAACAGCTCATTATCTGCTAAGGTTCGGCGGTGGCGATCTCGAAGTATACTCTGACGCCTCTCACAGAATTACTTTCCGTCGTGATTTTGTACCTTCCCCCGGTATTTGGAGAACGATTGGTGGGGTGCCAGCAGATACGTGGACTAACGTTATTATCACTTATGATTCATCCTCTACGTCAAATTCTCCTAACATTTTTATTAACGGAAGTAATGTAGCCACCCATACGATAGCAATACCAGAAGGCGATCTTAAAGAAATAGACGGTGATCCAGGCTATCTTGGCGGAGTGAACTTTGGTGGGTCTCCGCTTAATTGGTTCGGTCTTCTAGCTGATGTTGCAATATGGGATACAGTGCTATCGCAGTCAGACGTCGCCGCGATATATAACGCAATAGTCGGACCGACATATTACACGTATAGAAATTATGATCTAATAGGATATGGTCAACGACTTTCTCCGACAGGGTCGCAAGAGCAACTTTCGTTACAAGGTCTAAATGCTCAATCAGATGACATTTATTTTCCAAGTCTACTTCCTCGAATTAGACAGGGGGCTCCAATGGCGATGTGGCGCCGTGGAGAGAAGATATCTCAAAAGTATTTTGATGACTCAATATCATTACCCTTTCCGGGTTCACGCCAAAGTATGCGGGGCGAGAATGATGAAAAGATTTCACTTCGGGTAAATTTTGAATGGGAACAATTGAATTTTGGTCAAGCTCCTGAGGTTCAGCAAGGCGAGGCCTATGTTGAGACAAATCGTTTTAATGCTGTAGACTATCTTCGGTCTTCCGAAGAAACAATGTGGCCCGTCAACCTATTCAACATAGGTAGCTTGTTAGACCATGAGTTTGATGGTGTAATAGAGCCATTTGATATTAGAGGAGAGCTACTTGGGATTGTGCGATCTCGCTTCGAAGGGCATGCAGTCCGCGGAAGCCTAACAGGCGGAACGAGTGAAACATATTTTGGTAGCAAGCAAATTGTTGATAAGTGGAAGAGTTCTGATGAAAAAATGGCATTCTTTCTTGACGCCCCGATTAATTGGGAATCTATTCCAGTTGGTGCGTATTCAAATATCACGAATGAACCTGATACACCATGGGAAGATGAGCCAGCCTTTGATATAACAACGGCGCCTATGGTCGTTAATAATCCAGCATTTTTGCAGCCGCAAAGAACATCTTATACGATATCGTCGCTTGTCCCTGAAAAAAGGTGGACTAATGGTCCTGCCGGCTATCGAAATTTGCCAGTTGCTAGTGAGCTATTAGCTTGGTGGAGAATGAACACCAATGTATCAGAGTCTGGTGACGTTATTGATTCATCAGGAAACAATCGAAATGGGATATTCGATTCATTAGCAAATCGTCCAGAGCTCGCATCCGATTCAAGTTTTCCTCCGTATGTACAGACACGTACACTAAAATTTAATGGACTTGGCGATTTAGCATGTATTGATATTCACCATTATGATTGGAATACATTGATAGGTGGATCTGGAGCATCCGCGAAGCCATTTTCTATATCTTGCTGGGCAAGACTAGATGGCACTGATGGTTCTGCCAATGGGATCCTTTGTTCTTTCGGAAACTCAATCCCCCGTCGGACGCTCTACTACGCGGAGTCAACAAACACTCTTCATTTTGGGATTAAAAATGTCGGTGGACCAGGATCTACGCTTTGTAGCGCTATTAATAATCTGAATGTGGGGCATTGGGCTCATATTGTTGCAACTTTCGCTGGGCATGCGGGGGGCGGAACAATGAAGCTATATATAGACGGCGTTGTCATGTCGACAGCCACCCAGCCAGATGCTGATAGCATCGATTCAAATGGGTCCATTGGAAATCTGGAGGGCTTTGAATCAAACAATGCGTGGAATGGATTAATGGCTGACTTTGCTTTATGGAGTAAAGAATTAACGCTGCAAGAAGTCGAAGCCTTACGGGATGCGTCAAATGGTGTATACCAGGATGAATTAAAGGAAGATCCGCTCATAGCAGCGTTACGAAGCATGGATGGAAAGGGAGATCGTTGTGAAGCAATTGACCCTGCTGAGAAGCGCGCCAATCATGGATTTTACTTTGGGCAAAATGCTGGTTCAATTACTTATGGCGATGAAGGCGATGGATCAAGGTAAGAGGGATAAGAGATGATTGATAAAAAGGTATGGCCATTTGTTCCCGACCTTTCAAGGTTTGTGAAGGTTGAGCCACTGGGCACAATAGATTTATCGGAAATCTGTATTGCAAATTATCGGTTTAATCAATATTCTGGGGTCGACAACTATATAGTCGTCGATAGGTCTGGAAAGCAATCCGGCCTGATATGCGTGACAGGAAGCATGAGCTCTAATAAGATGGGTCTTTCTTCTAATCTTCCTATCAAGTTTCAAGATAACGAATTAATGATATCAGACCCAGGGTCTGGTGAGCTTCGGGAAAGGACAACAGCGTATTCATCAGAAGTGGTGTCCGGTGAAGTTATCGGCGAGCCAACTCGTACGATTATTCCGTATGTAAAGAAAGCATTTGATTTTCGACAAAGGCACAATCAATTCTTCATCCAGGATAATCTAAAAAATATAGACCCATTTGACGGTTCGAAAACGTTTGTTTTTAGAATGTGCTGGAATCCTGATGGAGCAACAACAGTCGCTCATTTAGAAACCGTTTGGTCTGTTTCTGAATTAAATTTATCTGCTATCTCTTTTGTAGCGGAATCAGAAGGCAATGGAGAAAATGCTACCGCCGCGCTAAGTTTTGTGGTCCATGGTGCGACATTAGGTGAAGTGAAGGTAGGCCTTCTCAATCCAAGGTCTTGGTTTACTGTTGTTGCCAGCATTAGCCAGCAGTCTGCTGGCGCTTTTAAGGCACAAATTCGTGTGTGGAGTAATGATGACGGGAGGCTTCTTGGTTCTGATATAATAATCTTAGATGCTCCAACGTATGGACCCTTCCCCACTTTGACTTCACCAAAGATCTTTGTTGGGTATGGTGATGCTAATTCTTCCCCCAATTCCGCATTCTCAGATGCTGATGCGTGGGGTCGTAATTGCATCATTTCTGAAATAGCAATTTTTAAGAAAGAATTTGATGAACCACTTTCGCAAGCGGTAGCAACAGGATGGGCTGAGTCACCTTCAACAACGAAGTATCATTTATTCCCCTATTACCGTTCTGGAATAGACAGTAGGCCGCCACGCTTTAAGCAAAGACTATATGACGATGCGCTTAGAACGTATCCTGGGATATCTAGAACAACTGGGTATCTATTAAAAAACCCACTTGAGCCATTTAACGATACGAATACAGTCGTGTTCAGAGGTCAAGTTGGCAATTTACCTCCATTAACCGCCTCAAATCCTTCGAATGTTGTTTTTCCAGATATGCTCCAGGCTGACAAATTTGCGAAGACAACAGCGCTTCAACCTGTGGCAGGGAAGCGAGGAGACTTTACAAGTACATCAGGCACTCCATTTTCCAAGAAAATTGTTGCTCCCGGTCGAATAGCTCCCGGATTGATGAGCAAAGAAACATTCCTCTTGAATAGACAGAGCCCTCACTTCTTACCGCCACACGGCAGCCAGGGTTTGGCGGATACAATAGAGCCCTATAACGAGTCGTTACATGACATCTCCGCCGCAACGATTAATTCTGTTGCCACTCCCACGACAACAATGCTGGGCTTCGATCAAAAGCTCGGCGATAGAATCGCGATTGTTATAGACATAAGTCCGGGTTCTGATCATGTCATGGGCCACCGCGAACCACCAAAATTAGCAAACTATGGTACTGTTTATACACAGAGGGCCCCTGCCCCGCTACCAGGACCCTCAATAGACAGTATCGCATACTTTAATTTTTCAAATATGAATTGGGAAACAGTTGGAACCATTGGTGCGTATGAAGAAACTGAGGCTGATCGCTTTTCGAAGGAGAGCTCTCTGGCTTTTGCTGGAACAGTTGGGTTTACAATAACACCTGATGAGAAAAACCCTGTTCTACCATTGGCGTCCAGAGCAAGACCAACAGATTTTTTTGGGTTTCCATTCGATGAGAAATACGAGGCATCTGATGACCAGTGTTTGGATATGTCGAATTATTTAACAGACCCTTTTCTTTTAGAAAAAGTTGAGATCCAACATGGAATGAAGCTATACGAGTCTGGTGATGATGGGCTTGGTTATATGATTCGAGATCCGGGCGCAACATGGGCCTATCAGAAAGGCACCTCCACCTTCACGATTCCAGCGCTACTAGCGTATTCAGGATCATATAATACCAATTACACGATGTGGTACGATAGACCAACTGCCACATTCCCAAAGCATGCCCGGACAGACCGCAGCCCAGTTGGTGAATTAATTCCAGACCCTGAGAACCATCTTTGGGCCGGCCCACAACAACCAGATTTTTTTACTTATGGCCGCTTCCCATTAATGGGTGGAATGAGAGGATATTCTCCAGGGTCGTTACTCTATTGGGGTGGCTTATCTAGGGGGACGCTGCTTCCCAGCGATGATGGGCTTTACAAGGTCGTTTCTAATGGTGGCCCCGTCGCAGGACCGTATACTATATATTCCAAGTATTTGAAACAGCGCTGGGTTGGGTACGGCAATGCGGGATGGACCTGGGGCACATATAAGCCGCGACAATTTCTGCCCATATCGGGTCAACCTGAATCAAGTGATCCCTATAACTTGGAAGTATTAACTGCCTGGTGGCCACTCAACTGGACAGGAGATGTTGCGGTTGATGAAGAGGAACAAAATAGACAGGGCTCAGCTGGATCAATAAAGGGTTTGCCAACAACATCCGGGCATTTTTTCGGGCCCACTGCTGACTACGCACCACCTGATGCATATATCCAGAGCAAAACTCCGCTGTTTAATTCCGACTTCACTGAACCGCAAGGGCTAT